TTTAATCCTCCTAAATTGAAAATCTATTTACTATATTTAGTAATTCCTCCTCAGAAGCTTGATATTCATTAATATACTGATAACCACTCCAATTATCTACTCCACAAGCTTCTAAGGCATCTAGCTTATCCTCAGCTTGTAATAATTCTAAAAATCTTTGTTCACTTATTTGTACCATTTAATATTCCTCCCTTAATAGGTATAGTAGCC